AAACATTTCCACAGTGCTCCGATCAACAATTTGTTACGCTAGGTGCATATAGCGAAAAACCAAACTTTAAAACTTTTTCAGATACAAAGCGGGGGTACAAATAATAATCTGAACGTAAAAAATTAGTACAAAAGACTTATAAATCTGGTGTGTGTAAGGATATTACTTGGTCAGGGGAATGGAGTAAGAGAGAAACTTACACGTTCAAAGGTCGTGTCCGTTCAAGGAAAACGTAATGCTGGGACATATTGGTAGAAACTTTTCAGCAGATAAGTAGGGAACGGTGTGAGGAATTGGGACACCACGACTTGTCTTCCCTTATCTTTTTCCACCAAAGTAGGGAATAGCATGACCTTCAGAAACTAGAATATCATTCAGATTCTTGCCATCTATGTACAATACACCTAATGGTGTTCCAAACTTACCATCACCATGATACTCAATGTCAAGACTACCACGACCACCCTCGATAAGTTCGACTAGCCTGTCCCTCGCAGCGTACCCTTTTGCTTTCTCTATAGGATCTTTCGTTCTTGTTTCTGGTGTATTTATTCCGAACAGTCTCACACGCTTACGCACAGCAATACCGAAAGGGAGTATAACCCTAACGTCAACAGTATCACCGTCTAAAACTCTTATAACCTTAGCCTTTAGCATCAATGCCTAGCATTTACCTTTTCGCCCTCGACATCTGTAGGCAAGTCGTCTTCTATCTTTCCTGACATATATGTGCTTTGAATCCTAAACAAACAACGCCATAACTCCCTTCTCTTATGGTCGCCTATAAGTTGCTTGCAGGCAACACAGGTAATCTTACTTATTTGGTTGTTGGATATCATCTACCTCACCCATATTCTTTCCACAAGTTCTGCATATAAGATATTTATAAAAGCCTGACTTGGTTATGTTGAAGTTTGGATGTTGGCAGCTGTTCTTTGCATTGACAAACCCCTTTGCTATGATTATCTTCTTAGGAGTATTCTTCTTCATTATATTCCCACGCCCATCACGTCTTCGTCAGGAAATGGATTTTTCTTAACTGGTTTTACCCTTTTTACTATCTTTATACGATTGCCTTTATTTGCCTTATGACTTATTCTCTCTATTGGTTTTTCAATCATCTTGTTAAATTTCTTCATCATCCCTTCTGTCCCAGATTCACGACAGCATGGATCGTATTTTTGACAGTTTGGAAACATTGATTGAACAGGAGCTATAATATCATCGTCAGGAAGATCATGTGTCTTCTTACTTGAGACAGGTTTCTTATTCCAAATATCAGGTGAATCAGGCTTCTTATTCCAAGTTCCAGTTGTCATATCATTCAACATCTCTCCATATGTATTGAGATACACAGGCTTGTCTATATCACCATTCTTCAATGTATGTCCCTTTATCTCTCTACTACGATTACCACATGTCATTTATATTGCTCCCTCTCTTTAAGATCCGTAATATTACCCTTAAAGTTATACTCACCGTTAGGCTTGTCAACACCTAAAACACCTTTGAATGTTTGATCTTTTCCGTCATCTCCTTCAAACTGAATCTCTTCGTTTTCCTCTTCGTCACATTTGACATTCATTTGAACGTGATTTACCGTAACACCTTTATCCATAAAGTCTTTGTAAAACCAATATACGATCATGAATATACCTGCTGGCAAACCAATCCCTGTACAGCATAAAACTGCACCGAAGAACAGATACCAGTTGCTAACTCCCATCTTGCTCACCATGCTTTTTTTGATGTTTTAAAATAACGTACATATGACTCATATCACCATTATACCTCCAATTACACTTCTTACACTTGTATTCCACATTACCTGTCATACACATATAACTTATATAAGTCTTACTAAATTACCGAAAAGGTGGCTTCGCCACGTTAACCCCACTTTCGTAGCATCCGTTTGCGAAAGTAGTCTATTATCTGTTTAAGTAGTTTCCTCTCACCATACATTAATTGTATGCGTTCAATATCGTGATTATGCAATACCACCCTAGCGTTGTAGTATGGGTACATTATACAATCCTTATGCTGTTCGCAGTGCTTCAAACCTATCGCATGACCACACTCATGTAGTAGTGTATGTACCATGTTGTATGTTCTCAGCTTGGTCTTGGTGTGTGGTGGATATTTGTCAGGAAATACCTTATGTGCATTTACAGGCTTTCCGTTAGTTGTCCATATCACTGAATCGTTAAATGTTATATCACCTCCAATTTTCTGACCGTTGGGAAAGTATGCATATGCAAGAGTTCCTGGCTTATCTCTAAACATCCTATCATTACTCTTACTTGCAAACTTCATTTCTATATCTGCTGTACCTGTTCTTAATCTCTTAAACCTAATATCCTTTGTTCTAAACCCCCACTGCCTTAGTGCTATTGCCAATGCCTTATCCTCAAACTTGCTGTCTGGGAAGTGCTTTGATTCGTTTGTTACCTTATACGTCACATAACCATAATCTCTCCTTCTTACTTTTTTTGGATTCCACTTATGCTTCCACTCTTCTATTGCATTGTAGCTAAAGTCCATGTCAATGTTGCAGTCAAACTGATCATCGTTGTCATTGACTACGCAGAAAACTGACATTTATCCACACTTTAAGTTCATCTTTTCGCAGTATTCAGCAAGTGTTTGTGGTAAAGTATTTGTTTCAGGAATTATGTTTGTTTCAGGAATTATGCTTATTCCAACAGCTGTTAAAAACACATACGTTAATATTACTAAAATTAGTGAGATAGAAAACACAATCCCAAAATGATTTACGTTCATTAAAGCACACTTCCTATGAGATAGCCAATGATAGCGAATATACCAATTACTATTATACACTTTCTATTACTATGACCTTTCGTCATGGCATACCACCAAAGTTAGTATATATATTATTACAATTATTTGTTCCAGCATTAATACCACACCTTAAAGAATCCATACTTTCTACTGCACCCTGCCCATATATAAAAGTTATGTATAACATCCATATTACAAGTATTGCAAGCCCTACTATTATGCGTATTTTATTCTCGTTTTGCATCTTCCAAATCCTCCTCATGTTCATTTATCTTGTCTTCTGAAAGGAACTGTAGTTTCCAAAATGTCTTTTTAGCCTGCGGTGTTATCTTTTTTGGTTTTTTGCCAAAAAGCAAAGTGAACCAATCAAATAACTCACTATAATCCTCTAATTCTAATTCGACCATTATCTGTACGCCAACTTCTCTAATGCGTTTATTATTGCGTTATGTGTTATACTATCTTCTTTTTCAGTTATAATTCCAATAGCTTCTACTGCACCCATCAATGATCCTAAAAACACCTCAAAATTATGTGGATCACTAAGATTAAGTTCTGGTGATATAGACGGTTTTTTTCTCTTGAAAGCATCCATTACCATTTTAGCAGCCTCACTAATAAGATCCCAATCATTCATAGATATTGTAGTATTTAAACACACATAAAGATTATTGTGGGCTGGTTAGTAAACCCAGTCCTCCCTTTCGTGTTAATCTACTCAGGTATGCATACTCACACTACCCACATCTTTATAAATATCTTATGGCGTATAAATATATGGTTAAATTCGGTAGATCAGAAGAAGATTCTGATATAGTTGAAACCGAGAAGTGTAAATGTACAAGTTACGCAAGGGATATTTTCTGCATAAAGCATCCTGGCGTGTGACAAAACCGTTACAATTCTCGACAATAAGTTTATAAACGACTATAATAACTATATTATATGGGATTTGCAGATAGGCTAAAGGGTATGTTCAGCTTTAGAAGTAAATCTATGACTGAAAATACAGTTAGACCTAGTGTTGCACAACCATATATGGCTACCGATACAGGTGCCAAACTTCCTATTTTTCCATTTCCACTTATAATGATTTATGAGTTGGCGGATAATGTTGACTCGTTAAGAATACCTATAGAAACCATAAATCGTGAGATGTTTAAGAATGGATTTGAGATAGTTGAAAAATTTAAGTATAAATGTAATAACTGCGGAAAGGAGTTTCAATACAAGCCACTAAAGAACGCAATTAGAGATGAACAACCAGCATCCACAAACGAGGACAATCAATCAATAATCGGATCTTCTGTAACAGTGGGAAAGGCAACAAAGCCTGAAAAGAATGGAAAAGATAACCAAAGTGATAAAAACGAAGCACTACAATGTGATACGTGTCTAAGTACAGATTTATTAAGACCTGAACCAACAAACAGAAAGAAATTAGAAGATATACTTTACAACCCAGTAAATGCAAACCAACAAACACTAGAAGACATAGTGAGAATGTTAGAAAGGGATTTGGAGATAGCGGATAATGCATATCTATTATTGTTGAAAAATTATTCTATTAACGACACTACAGGAGAGATAGAAGAAGAAAAGACGGAGATTAAAGAGTTGTTGAGAATAGATCCACCACAAGTTGCTATGATAGCTGACAGTGACGGTAGGATAGGGTATGACGATAAGCACAATCCAGTTTATGTGTGTCCCAGATTTGAACATAGGGCAAAAAGGCTTGTAAGTGATCGCTGTGAACTGTGCGGTGCAAAGGCACTAAAGGCAATATTTGAAGTCAATTCAGTTTATTCCATAGGAATACCACAACCTAAGAGAGTTATTTATGGTGAAGGAGAAGTTATCTGGAAGGCGGGGAAGTACAGACCTGGATTAATTTACGGATTCTCACCAATCTATGCGATATGGTCTAAGGTAATGGCTTTATCTCATATGGATGAGTATATTAGAAAATACTTCGATAAAATGCGACCTCCAAGAGGTATGTTGGTAATTGCTTCTCGTAATTACGAAACATTCAGAAAGTCTTGGGATGCACTTGAACAAAAGGCTATAGAAGATCCATACATGATCCACCCACTCTTAGTAGAGTCCGACAAGCCAGGCGGTAAGAATATGGCTCAATGGCTTGACTTTACAGGATCATTAAAGGAGTTAGAGTTTGTAGAGATAAGAAAGGAGTTGAGAATGATTATAGGTGCAATATATGGTGTTCTTCCACTATACTTTGGTGAACTTCCTACTGGTTGGTCACAAGAGGGACTTCAAGTTACAATTACAAATAGGGCAATTAAATGGGGACAAGACATACTAAAGAATGCATTTTTAACAAAATTAGCAGTGATTAACGGTGTAAAGGATTGGGAGTTAAGATTAAAGACAGGAGAAGAGACAGACAGGTTGAGAGACTTGCAAATACAAGGTGTAGAGATAGAAAACATGTTGGCACTACGTCAACTAGGATTTGCCATCACAAGAACACACACAGGTGAATTCAAGGTATCAAAAGATCCAATGCTGGCTCCAGAAGAAGCTAGTTTGCTCGGAGAAGGTAAAACAGGCAGGGGTAGAGGTACAGCAGCACCAAAAGAGGGAACACTCGCTGCACAAAGATTTCAAGGAGAACCAACAAAGAGAAATCCTACTGATTTAGGCGGAATAGCAGAAGGACACCCAGCAAGCGGTAGTGGGACTTCTATGAGTCAAAAGGCTCAACATGATGGCATAACACCAGATAATTATAAAGTTGTTAAACAAACACTACAAGATGCAGTTGACTTCCAATGGAAGAAAACAAAAACGGTTGACATGCTAAGGAAAAATGCGATAATAACAGTAAGGCAAGCAAGAGAAATAGTGAACAGCGAACTCGGAGAAACAAGGAGGTGGGAAGATGATAAAAAAGAGTAAAGGAGAAAAGACAAAGGCTACTGTACAAGTAAAACCAAAATCAGAGATAGTGGTACAAAAGCATGGTATTGTGTACAAGATAGACGAAGAAGTAGAATCAAAGAAAATAACAACAAAGGCGATTGAAATAAAACCTACAAATGTTTATTCGGCAGACTATAAATTAATAGACGATACTATAGAAGAAATTAAAAAGGCAAGTAGAAAGGTATCTACAAATGACTATGCAACAAACAATGTCTATATCCTGTTGCAAGACGTACTGAAGAAGGTAGTACTTGCAGAAAAGTAATGGGAACTAAATTAAACGTTGATACTGGTGGCTTAGACGTTGGTAAGAAGCTCTGGGAGAAACATCAAGCTGATGAATATACTCATGTAGATAATTATAAAGAAGCTATATGTATTAACTGCTTTAAAAAAGATGCGACTGCTGCTACTATAGCTGATATATGTGGTGAGTGTGCAGGCAAGCGTGGAAGAGAACCATTACTTGCTACTATAACACAGAAGATGTATGGACTATGTTTCTTTTGTGGAAGACATCAGTTTAACATAGAGCAGATAAATGCAAGATTTTGCAGAGGATGCCACAGAAAAATAGCAGATGTTACAAAAGCTTATAATAAGAAGGGTGGAATGTTCGGTGCAGATCCATT